ACTGCTGCACCCATAACTTATTACCATCAATCCAATTAGCTGTGAATTTCTTAAGTGGATTGAGGTAAGAAATTTCGGTCATTATTCACCACCTTCTAAGTCTAACCGCTTATCTAACCACTCATCTACTTTAGCAAAAGCTTTCTTCTTGTCAGTACGCTTACCAAATTTTATGATATTACTAATTGCTGCAAGGAAGCCGTCTATTTCCTCTAACGTATATTCCTTATTGACTGGAGTAAACGTAGTTGCCACTATGCACCACTCGATGGGCTTACGCCTACATTACCTGCTCCACCATTATTTGACTTGTCTGAACTTTTACCAAAGTCAGCGGGTTTGCCCGTTTCCTGAATAATTGTAGGACGCTGCTCTGGCGGAACAAACGGTGTAGTAAGTTTGGGCATTTCAAATACCTGACGAACCCAAGCCTCAGTTGCTTCATCAATCGTAATAGCGTCTGCATCGCGTAAGTTACGTAACGCGGCTGCAAACATTTGTAAGTCTTTCGCTTCACCGATATTACGAATTCTAACCTCAGGAAAGTTATCGGTCGGAAAATTGTATGCAACGAGGTTAGGTATAAGATACAGGTTAATACTATCAGCGATCGAGTTAGCTATATGCCGCATGGACTTTAAAAACATATCCATGCTTGTGGCGCCAGTCGATCTTCCACCACTACTACCGCCCTCTACACCTGTACCTAAGTTAAGGAACTGAACCATGACATTCTTCATAATCATGGTATCGTGATGTTCCGCTGATCGTAATGGCTCTACAAGGTGTCCACCAACCTCAGCGAAGCCTACCTTCATATTCGTCGTCCGAACAATATACGCCTTTTCGTTCGTGCGTAAGTTGCTGCCCAATTCGTGTGCAAAGTTTTTATCTTCGGGTGAATAACCGGATTGTAATTCAATGTCCGGTACGCCAATGCCGTGTCTTTCCTTTTGTATGGCATCAATTTTATAAAGGTGATCTTTGTAGTACCAATTTCTATAAGCAGACCGCAAAATACTATTACCTCTTAAATCTCCGCCGTCTTGGTCGAATGTAAATACAACAAGCTTCTCTATAGGTATAGTTACTTTGCTAGTCTGGTTCTTCGAGTCAGTCGCCGTATGATCTACACTGATAGGCCCACCATTGTCGTCATAATTAAACTGTGAAATTGTTGATGGTGGCCTTGCTGCTAATTTACGCAACATAGTATATTGCTTACGATTAGCACCAGGTGTTGTTTTTCTAGGTGCCCACTCTCTTAACTCCCATACTGGCTCAAATACACTAAAACCGAATTCAAACATCTTTAGGATCTGTTCAAGAGTTTTCACCCACGGCGTCGTCATGCCGTTGAATAAATTAAACTGCACGAATTCAGCTATTGCTATATCCTGAGCATTATCAGAGAATGGTTCTATATACCAGTCAGCGCCTAACACTGGTGCTTTACCAGCGCGTAGACTTATACGCACAGAAACGTCATCACGCACCATACTAGTGTAAGTGCGTAATGCTGTAGCTGGTGAAGATAGTGCAGGTACAGGATCGACAATAAACGTACCTCTTGCCGAACCCATCTCACTAAGATTAGCTGGTTTAGGCGCATCAACAGCACCAGCAGCTTTATACCCCGTACCAGTATTCTGGCGCGTAGGTGTGCTATTACCGGGTTTGAGTGCTTTAGCTAGTCTATCGCGCAGGGCCAAGGCTACAACCTAAAATCGTCATCTAGCGTTATTGCGCTAGTGTAGGTGAAGAATGTATCTGCCTCAGTCCTGTTACCAATCCCACTATACAGGTCAGAGAGTGACTCATTACGACCAAGAATGAAATACTCGTTAAAGAAATATCTTAATGCATCTGTGCAATGATTGTCGTAATCATGTTCTGTTTGTTTTGCGTTATGTCCTTCTCTGCTCTCAGCATATCGCAACGTCTTAATCTGTCTAGTTAATTCCGTACATCTTGGGTGTATAAATAAACCCGGTAAACCGTCTTCACGAACTTTAAGGTGTCTGCGTATTACCTCATATCCTGCACTACGATCAACCGGGGTAGCGTTAGCACCACCCAACGCCCACGCAATTGTATTAATTGCATCTGGATCTCGTGGATCAGCAGCTATAGCATCCACATGATAACCTTTTGGACTCTCTCTATTCTTAAGTATTTGTGCATGTTCATGATTAGTTTTATAACTTACTGCATATTCACGCCAAACATACACACGATCTTCTTGATCTATCATAATATCTAGACAAATGAAAGGATCAACAAACCCGAAGTCAAGTGCCATCCAATTTTTCCACTGAGGCATATATTCAAAATTACGAACATGAGTCATTTCATTAAATTCTGGATAGACCATACCCTCGAAAGCAGTAAATTCGGCGCAATACTCTTGCAGCCAATACATGCGTGACGAGTTGTTGAAGATTCTTACTAATTCTTTGTTGCAGCTACATTTGTTGTACCTACTATGCATCAACTGTCCTGAATCATTAGCACGGATATTTGGGCAGACAGGATCGAATCCGCCAGGATATTTTAGTGTATTAACCCAAGTCGGAAAGCGCCAACTAATGTAATCTTCTAAATCATCCCTGTGAGTATTTTGTCCAAGCTCGTATAAACCTTTATACCAGTTGAACCCCTGTGGTGTACTTGGAAAGTCTGCTGTGCCAAGTTTGTCCGAGAGTGCAGGCTCAATATACATCTGCCAAGTGCTCATTTGGTGTTTCGCAGCCTCAGACATACATACATGATCTAATCCTTCACCGACTAATCCGTCCTTATGGCCTTCTTTAGCCGATTTAACCTCAAGCAAACTATTCATTTCTTTCCAATACAACCGCATATTACCCTGTTTTACGTTATATGATTTATTACAACGATCAAGCAAACCCAACTTTTTAAAGTCAAACCAAGCAACTCTAAATTCTTTCTCACCGAGACTGTAATCCGGCCCGACGACCCAATTAACACTATCAGGCACAAACATTTTAAGCGTTAATTCATGTCCTGCCCATTGCGATTTACCGAACCGTCTACCTGCACAAATAACCCTAAATCGTTGTTCTGCTCTATGAGCATCCCACTGTTCTTTACCATGCGGTTCATAATCAAGCTGTTTAAATAACTTTTCTCGACTAATTGTTAATGCGGGTGTTGTACTAGAC